GCACGGGAAATGCTCGTTTTATAAAATATATGACGCGTAGCCTTCTCATCATTGTTGAATTCGAACATCAAAGCGATGTACTTCGTGATCTTGTAATCATCGGAAGATTCAACAAGCAAGCCATTGTCGTCCTGTTTGACCCAACCCAAGTCCTTCTTGAGTTCGTCAGGGATCATGGCTGTTTCGATCGTGCCGGAGTACTGGCCTTCACCGTAGGATACATAATAGTCACTATCATCTGCACGGAATACAGTCTTGTCCTGAGATGCCTGCATCGAAAGCGATACGGCACCAGGCCAAGACTTGATTGTTCCGTAAGAGGATGACGTGACGCCGCTCTGCGTTGTCTCTGTAACCAGAGCGTAGTGCAGATTTTTCAAACCAAACTTAATGGTCTTTGTCATGGTTTTGTTCCTCCTAATTATTTTTTCAGTTGTTGTTCTAAGCGAGCGACCAGTTCCTTCTGGACCCAGTCGTTCACCGGTGCGATGTGTTCGAAAGCCTTCGCCGTGCCTTTGGTCTGGCCGTACTGGTTAAAAATGGGATGACCATATTCGAGCAGGTGTGTGAGCTGAGGCTGTGTTTTATTCCTGACAAAACTGAGCTTCTTTCCCTTGAGGGTTTTCTGCTTCTCGTAGGTCCAGCCTCTGGCGTATTTCTTCCAGTCGTGTTTCTCCGATTCAGCTCTAAGCTGTTGTGCAGCCTGTTCGCCTACCTCGTCAAAAACCTCCTGCATGTCGTCGTCCACCTCGCCGATCAGTGCGTTGAGCGCATAGTCGACAGTGCGGACGAGCGACTTCGCCTGACCTGAGCCGTTTGCGCCCAGGACGATTACAGTCTCTTCTCTGCCTGTTCTATGGTGTGTCGCCATCGTCCTCACCTCCATCCGGTTCCGGTGTTGGCTCCGGTGTCGGTTCGTTTCCGTAAACATCGAACTCGAACTCTATCTCGTAAACGTTCTGGTCTGAGATGTACTGTTCATCACGCGTCCAAGGAATATGGTTATTCTTGAGCAGATCCTTGACCTGTTTCTCGAGTGAAGGGTTTTTCTCTTTGCAGTAAAGATCTACGCGGAAATGCCAGTTCTCGCAGTACACGCAATCGTCAGCCGTAAAGTTATCCGGTTGCGTGACGTGTAAGATCAGGAACGGGACCCGCGTGCCGTTCGGCGCGTGGTCGTAGAAGCTAGGCAGGTCGTCCAATGAATTGAACAGAGTAATCACGTCAACTTGGTTCATCTTTCGTCCCTCCCCGCTCCTCAAGATAAAGCTCGACGAAGTCCGCGCCGTTTATGTAGAAAGTGCGATAAACGGAGTAGAGCTTCTTACCGATGCCGACGATCGGCTCGTCGTGGTACTCGAAGTCGTAGACAGTCGCCCGAAGCTGAGGCTGTAAACCCAAACGTCCGCCATTAAAAAACTCCGTCTGACTGACGGAGTCCACCTGCGCGATGACGTGGGCCGTGATCCTTGTCGTTTCAACGGCCTGATTGAGTTCGCCTTTGGTTGTCACAGGCTCGATCAGTGCGATGGGGAGCTTATTGTTCTTCATCTGCCATCACGCTCCTGTACTTTTTGGACAATGCCATTTTTGACTTCATATCGTTGTACACGGCGAAGTATTTATCATCATCGAACCATTTATACGCGACGTAGGCTTTGACCGCTCCGCTCTGGAGCTGGTCAGCCTCGTCAAAGTCGAAGGTCTTAATGTCGGCCGTGTTCGTCAGATCCAGGAGCGCCTCTTCGATCAGATCGGAGATCAGACCGTCAAAAACGTCCGTGGTCAGGCGAAGGCTCATCTTGACCTTTGATAGATAAGTAGCAGACACGGCCATAACTTTATACCTTCTTTCTTGTGGTCTTTCTCGGTGTCTTTGCGACAGCCTTCTCGACCTTTGTCTCGTTCTCGATCAGTTCCATTGTTGCGGGGTTGAACTTATTGACCTCAACCTCGTCGCCTGTCTTGTGCAGGCCGTTTGCGTCTAAGAACGGACTTTTAACTTTTACTTTCATTTTTCGCACCTCCGTATGCTCTCGAAAATTCTTCAGTCACGACTGTATGGCCAAAGTGACCGCACTTCACATCCGGATCCAGATAGATCTCATACCCGCACTCCTTCGCACGCCAGCAGAAGGAAAGGTCTTCGCCGAATCCGTTCATCGGTTCGAACCATGTCCCGAACTTGCCAGCGACCTCAAGAAGAACATCTGTTTTGACGAGTACACAACCGAACCCCACTCCTCCGCAGGCCGTCAATTCTGTCGGAACAGGCTGGTCTGTCCATTTCCTGTTCTTAACATCACAGAGACCGAACGCGACGAGCGAGAACGGCGGCGAGCGTCTAAAGTACAGACCGCTCACGATGTCCTTGTCCTTCTCGAGTAGTTTGATCATCGTGTCAGGCTGAAAGACCATGTCAGAGTCGAACCACATGGTGTAATCGGCTCCCATCTCGATCGCCTTCTTCGCGAGCTTGTTTCTGGATTCATAGACCAGAGACCCGATCTCAAAACAGATCGCCGTCTCGTGGCCTTTCTTCTGGAGCATGGCGAGCGACTGCGCGAACGCAGCCACTACATAATCCATGCTAGGAACACAAATCAATATCTTTGCCATAGTTCAAGACCTTCCCTTTCTCGAGCTTTGCGCGATCAATTAAGCGGATTCTTTTGTGATCTTAACGAAGCAGTCCGGACCGATTACGCCAAGAGCAACAAACTCACGGCCAACGATCTTGACCAGATCCTTCTCAGCGAGTGACTTGTCGTCAAACTTGAGTGTGATCTCTTCGCCGTTCGGGAAGTTAGCCAGAGCGCCCTCACCAAGGTCGCCAACGATAGCGTAGGTAACGCCTGTTGTAGCAGCGGAGAAAGCAGCGATCGTGTTGTTGAACAGAACCGGCAGACCCTCGAAAGGATCAACAGGAACAGAAGCGGCATACTGAACAGCCTTGAAGCTGGACCATGTTGCCTTGTTCATGATGATGACAGGGTTAGCAGCCTGATCGGACAGCTTACCGATAGCGGAAGCGATAAGGCCGAGAGAAATAGAGTCAGCCTCAACAACCGGAACCGCCACATTGATAGACGGTGTGTTGGTGGAAACTGTACCGCAAGCCTCGATCTTAGCGATGAGCTCATCAGCTGCTTTCTTAGCGATCTGGTAGGAAACCTCGTCATACACATAACGCAAGAAGGCGTCCGGAGCCATGTCCAGAACCTCGTCGGAGATGGTGATCCACTTCTTGATGGAAGCAGGGATCAGGTTCACGATACCAAGCACGAGCTTCTCTTCTGTCGGAGCATTAGCGCCCTCTGTGTGGATCACAGCGCCGTCAGCGGAGATCTCAAAACCAACCTTGAGGTTGCCCTTGATATAAGCCTTCTTAACGCGGCTCATGATGCCATCTTTCTCCCAGGCGTTCTTGATAATGTCGTAAACTACTGTCGGAACCGGAACGACGCCTGTGCCCACGTTCTCTGTCAGGAGAGCACGGCACTCTTCATCCTTACCGGAAAGAATGTAGTTCTTGAAAGCTGCGCGGTATTCCTTACCAGCCAATACTTCTGCATTAGTCATTTTTCTTTCCTCCTTAATGACTTCTTTGATTTCTTCGACAGGGACGGACTGCTCGGCGACCGCTGCGCGGACTTCCTTGGCCTCGTCTGCTGCCTTTTTCAGCTCTGCTTTTCTTTCTTCAAGCTGGTCGAGTTCGGTCTTGATCTCGGCTCTTCTTGCCTCGTCAGCCTCATCGACTTCTGCCTGGATCTCCAAGGCGCGAGCTTCAACCTCTTCAATCTGCATTTCTTTGATTTCAGTCATTTGATACCTCCAAAATTCTCGAAATCTGGTCTTTAAGAGCCTGACGCTCTTCTTTATCTTTCTGCGCTTGAAGTCGCTCCGCTTCGAACTGTTCAATCACTCCGTTGAACTTGCTCCGCGCTGAAATACTTGTCTGCTCGTTAGCCGGAAACGATACCGCGCTAACGTCGTAGAGTTTGCCGATCTTGGTGATCGTTCTCAGAAGCTTGATGTCTCCGTTCTCGAGCTCTTCTTCCTCGTAGGAATCCCCCGCCACAGTAAAAGCGAAGCTCATGCGGTCAATGAGGCCCTTGTCAATGGCATCCCATACGCCTCGACTCGCTTCCGTGCTTCCAAGATCGGCGAACACCTTGAGTCCGTGCTCGTCCTCAGACAACTGGAGAGTGTTGTTTCGCGTTCTGGCGTACACCATGCCCTCATGATCGTACTGGAAGATAACGTCACTTCTGTCCGTGTCCTTGAACGCGTCACGGCTCACCTGCTCCATCACGATGTACTTGCCGTCACGATAGAGCTCATACGGACTGTCGAACGTAGTCGCATAGCCTTCCACGTTGTAATTCTTCTCTTCGCCCTGTACGGCAGAACGGAGCTCCATGCTCCTGTATTCTCTGGTCTCTTTAATCGGCATTTTCTTCTTCCTCCTCATCTTGTGGGTTCTCAGGATCTACAAAGTAATATTCGC